TAACATTTTTATCTTCTATTTTAGTACCATAAAAAAACACATCCTTACTTGAATAAACATCTTCTACCCATTCAACTTTAAATTGAGTTGCTCCAGATTCTCCAATAGGTGTACCCCATACTGGGTTTCCTTGAGCATCTTTTTGCTCTTCAAGAATAAAAATGTTCGCAGATTCATATAAACCAGTAGAAACCTCTGGTAAAAATACCGAACCTGTTAAAACACCAGAAACTAAATCTTCTTTTAAATTTAGTTCGTTTTCTACGCCATTAAAAAATCTTAAATAGGGATATTCTGCCATTATCTTACGTTTTTATCATCTTTATCTGCCGTAAAGTTTTTCCAATTCTTCATTTTACGGATTTGTTTTATAGTGTTCATGTAGTAATCTGTACAAAAACTTATAAAATCTCGCATGGTTTCATTTCTAAAAATATGTTTAGATACACTATTTGAAATAAGGTCGTCTGAATAGTCATAACCTAAATTAAGTCTGTTGTCTTTTCGAGACTTCTGATAATCATATCTTTTTTCTCTTTTATATCTATATAAATCGTCGTACAATCCCATTACAATGCTCTTCTATTTCCTGCTTGAATTCTACTATAAATAGTTCTAGGAACTGGTGGGTTATCAAAGTAAACTGAAAGAGAACTCATTTCACCGATAGAAGGTGCATCTTTTACAAGATTTCCATCTCTATCTTCCCAGTTTCCTCTAAATAAAGCAACTTCATCTTTATCTAAAATGATATCACCATACTTATCTAAACCTATTTTATCGTACCAGTCTTCTATAGCCTTATCTCCTCCTGAAACAGGAATTAACATGTCTGGCTGGTCAAGCGTTATTTTTTTAATTTCTTCTGTTCTTTTAAAGAACACTAATCTTTTTTGGTCACCATCGTTGCCGAGGAGTTCAGGTGTTGTGGGGGTAACTGTAACTTTTTTATAAGTGTAATATCCATTTCTTCTAGCCTCTTCCTCAACACTCGAAACAAATTGAACATTTACGGCATCAACACCTTCAACACCCTCGATTAATGCAACGATGTCACTTTTAGGAAGTTTATCCCTTCTTGTAACCTTTATTAGATAGTTACTAATTACCGCCCTGATATCATTAAAAATATCTTCTTGTTTAAATCCTTCAAACCATCTTATAGATATATCCATCCTATATTTAATACCCTTAGGCTCTACAAATATAGCCTCACTTGTAACCATTTGTTGTCCACTATTCTCTATAACACCGATAAATCTATCAGTTTCTTCTTTGCTAAAAAAGAATTCTTCTTGTGGAACTGAAAAGTAATCAGTTCCGGACAATAATCTTTTTTCTAAATCTGGAATAGCAAAAATATAAATAACGTTATCATCATCTAAATACCCATCTTCTGTAGTATTGTATGCATCTAAATAACTAAATTGTGCATATTTAGATAAGAAATATTCGTAATTATCAGGATTTGCCAAAACATAACTTTTACTAGTCATTGGTGTCAGCATTTTTGTAAATTCAGTAGACTCTGGATCTGCTCCCATAAAAGGAGTAATTAATACTTCAGTATCTAGTAATTCATTTAAGTCATAATCATCACCTACTGAATCAGAACCTTCATCAGTAAAAGTAAAACTTAAATCACCTGACTGGTTTAAATTACCAGCAGCTCCATCACACTTTAAATACTGTATTTCTATAGTTGCACCATTTTTAGGTATGGCACCAAAATTACCAGTTCCAAAATAAATATCAATTCCTCCGCTAATACCGCTTTTAATTAAAACACCCTTGTCAGTAGGTCTCATTTCATACAAACTATCAAATTTAGTCCATAATTCACCATTTACAGATACTTTAATATAATTATGGTCTGTAGTTCCAGTAATTTTAATATTGAAACTTTGCATCTTTTCACCAGTACCTGTAACTGTTTGAGATTCTAATTCACCTTGCATTATACTTGCTTGAACCCAGCCATTTGAAGATTTAGGTAAAAGAAACTCATCTTTTTGTGTTCTTAAGAAATAAGTAAGACCGTTATTATCAAAAGAAATTTTGGTATTTACGGGTATAATTAAGTTATTTCCAGCAATATCGTCTTTAGCACCTGGCTTCCATCTAAATCTGATTTCACCAGTCGCTGCGAACCCTCTTGTTGGATCATGGCCTGCAAGTCTAGCAAGTCCATATATAGATTCAGGTTGCTGTGCAGTATAAATATTTTGTTCTACTGTAGAATCTTCTATATAGAACATAAGCATTTCATTCATCTCAGACATTACTTCTAATATTTGAGCGAATGGTGATGCTGTTGTTAAAAAGTCTCCGCCTCTACTATAGACTCTTCCAAGATAGCTTGAAGCATCTTCAAATATCTGCTTAGCATTAACTCTTGCTTTTTCTAAAAATTTTAATTCAGCCATTTTTTTAAATTATTATTGTGTTTTGACTTCAACTAAATATTGACCGTCTATTGTTATATTTAAGTTTGCAGCATCTCTTATTTCTCCTCTTTGGAAAGTAACATTTACCGAAGTGTCATATTTTTCAGATAAGGGTATATACATAGACAATTGCTCTTGAATCAAAGATATAATCTGCTCTTCATTTGCATCCAATTCATATATTAAAGTTTCTAAACTTGCACCAAATTCAGGTTCTCCTAAAACAGTACCTTTATCTGTAAAGAGCATAGTCTCAATTTGAGTAATAAGTTGCACTATCTCATTCTGAATGTGAACTTGATCTGCATCATGTCCAGGATCTTCTATTGTCTTAATATATAATTCCATAGATTATTTATCTTATTTTTTAGGAGTGAAACATCCAATCTACTCCTTCATCTCCTTTTATTTCTTCTTTAACGCCTTCCAACTCTTCTTGTCCCATTGATAAAATTCCATCATAGTCTATTTCAACTCCACCTGGTAGAGAAAACTTAAACACTGATAATTTAGAACCTATTGCAACTTTTACTTTAGCAGCAACATATCTAAAAAAGATTTCATCATTATATAATGCACAATCAGGAATACTTTCGTAAAGCTCTAAAATAACATCACCTTTAGGAGTATCTCCCATAAATTTTAATTCACCAGTTAATTGTGAATAATGGAAACTTAAAGGGTTCTCTAATATTTGTCTAGCCATGTCGAAGTAACTTTGATTAATCACATAGTATTGTAATTCTTCAGCAGACTCTGAAGCCCCTGAACCTTCGAATGCATTTCTAAATAACATTTTATCAATAGCAAAGTCATTACCTTCAGTAAATCTTAAGTCAAAACCGCCTCCACCTGAATTCCAGCCAGATGCTAAATCATAAACTCCATAAATAGAAAAAACTTCACCTGAACCATCAAGTCCCTGTGGTCCAAAATTTACTGATCTGTTATCTTTAAAATAATCAGATGAAAAAACTCCAGAAGGAACATGATAATAGTTTTCTCTTAAACTATACTCATAATTCTTTCTAAACCATTTAATAGCCCTTTTTATTATATTTCTAACTTCAGGTTCTGGTAAATTTAAAGGTACCATACATGCACCTGTAATTTCTGAACCAATTTCTGCTAAAAATGCAGTTAGACATTCTGCACCATAGTCTCTTTCATTTTGAAAATCTGCGGGTTCTCCTGTTCTTATTATTGCCATTTTTAATCTATATTTTTACTATTTATTATTTCAGTTTTATCAAATTCTGCCGACCTACTTATTTTACCATGTCTAAATATACCACCGATCATTCTTCCTTTGAATATTGAATCCCATTGAAAAACATAACAGTTTGTAAGTTCACAATCTTTGCTAACATAACATGATTCTACTTTAGAACCAGCTGCCAATGTATTTTGATAAAGGTTGCATCTTAACATGTTAGCGTCTTTTACTTCAGATCTAAACAAGTCGCAGAATGAAAATGTTCCTGATATTTTACAATCTATAAAGTCATAGTTACTTAAATCAAAACAATTCGACAGTTCACCATCTTTAACCTGAACCCTTCCAAGATCGCTATCATAGTTAATACTTCCCTTGGTTAAAGAGCCATGACTGATTAACTTAACTACACTGAACTTAATTTTATCCCAGTATAGAGATATAATTTTATCAGATTTTTTTAAATCAACAGTTAAATTAACTTCCGGAAAAAACTCATTAAATCTTGTATGGTCTTTAAGAACCGAAATATATGGATTGTTCTTATTCAGTATTCTTTTTAATTCTAAAAGATTTAATTGAGTATATGTTTTACTTTTAGCAGTATTCCATAATTGAAATAAGAATCTTTCTAATAAATAAAGAATGTTTGAAGTCTTCTTTTGATAATCTTTACCTCCGATATATCTAAACTCTAAATATCCTTTTTGTAATTTTTCAAAGTTTACTCCATAATACTTTTCATTAGGAAAGTCAAATGACATTGGGTTAATATGCTGCCCATTAAAATAAGTAGATTCTAACTTAGGTACTACCCACTTAATAGATTTTGCATATACACTATTTTCCCTGTTAGGAAACATCTTGTAAACTTCAGATTCATTAAAGTCTAATATAAACTTTAAAGCATCCATTCTTTGAATAAATTCAGGGTACTCTACTTTATCAGAATCAAAACTTACATTTAAGTGTATTGATGATTTTTCAGTAGTATATCCGTTCTTATCGATCCATGCTAACATGTCGATAATCATCTTTCTAGCGTCGTTATAAGGTATAGCCCCAGTAACTAATTCTACTAGACCTTTACCACCTGACATGTCAGGTTCTAATTTAAACTCTTTTTTGGTTGGTTGAAAGTCACTATGTGCTTTATCTTCTAACCTAACCTTTTTGCCTAAAAGAGCTGCTATTTCTTTTCTAGTATCTTCTAAAGACTTATTGGAGTAAAATTCGAATTCTACTCCAACTAGCCCCATTTCTAGAATGTCTTCTTTTTTATCGTCATTAATAATTTGATACGTGAGCATGTAATAAATTTACTTTCTTTATATATCACGTATAATCTAATAATCTAAAAATAGATTTTACTCAGCAAGTTTTAAGAAAACTTTCTTTGTATCTTCCTCTATTCTAGTTATTGTAACATTTATTTTATGCTTAGGTTTATACGATTTTAAAGCTTCGGTATTTTCAAATTCGCTTACATGTAATAAACCAACAATACCTTCCGCTATTTCAATAAACAATCCATAATCTTTACATGATTTTACAGTTGCTAAAACTTCAGAATTAGGTTTAAACTTTTCATTGATTTTTAACCAAGGATTTGCAATAACCTCATCTTTTTGAGTAAGAGTTATTTTCTCATTCGAGATAATATCTTTAATTCTAAATGTAATTTCTTCACCTGGAATTACTTCTCTATTCTTATGTCTTACTAATAAATCAGAATCTAAATCGTTTACATGAATCATACCTGTTAAGCATTCATTAAATTCACAGAATACTCCATATTTTGCAGAACCTGTAACAGTACCTGTAATTTCTTGAGTTAAATTTTCTTTAAGTTTATCAATAGTACCTGGAATCATAGTCTTTAAATAAGCTCTATGTGAAACTACAATAGTTCCTTTTTCTTTAGAAAAACTTACTGGAACAACATACATATCGGTGTCTATAATACTAGAAAAATCATGCAGTTTATTAATACCAGCTAAACTACCCGGCATAAAGCAATCTATTCCGTTTACACGAACAATATATCCTGCTTCTTGCATCATTTTAGTTACATTACCACTCCATGCAGTATCTTGTGTTTCGATAGCAGATTGCATTTCAGTAAATGTCTTTTTTCTAGCTCCTTCAGTTAATGAACCATATAGTGATACATCATCATCAAATGGGTCAGAAGTAATTGTAACATCTACTTCAGTACCTACTACTTTTCCTAATTCTCTAAATGTAGGGTCTTCTTTTTGTAGATTAATAAAGACAAGTTGTCGATATCCAATATCGACAGTGGAAGTATTGTCTTTAGTAGAATAAACTGTACCTGTGTATTGAACACCATGTTCAACTTTTGACAAAGTGTGTGTTTCTTGGTCATGTTTGTTGTACTTATCATAAAGCTCCTGTGCGTAGCTTTCTCTACAAAATACTTTGTGTTTTGGATCGTTTGTTTTAATGTGAGGATTTCCCTTCCTAATTGCTGATGGGCAAGTAGCTTCATAGCCATCCCAATCAAAGTTGCCGTCGGCATCAAACCATTCGGCGTCAGATTTGTTAATCATGTTTTTTATTTTTAAGGTTTAATTATATATTCTTTTAATTATTTAAACGAGAAGTTCATGGAACTAAGTGTAATAGGTGCTGCATTTGTAGCAGGACCTGCTGGACTTTGCAATTGTAAAAACCCTGAAGGTATTGTCAATTTTATATCAGCATCTTTTACATAAGCATCTATCTCTTCAGCAATAATTACAGAAAGTTCTTTTGATAACACATCAACCAACTCCTTTGCAAGCTGATTTGATATTTCATCTGCGAAGTTTTTCCACTGCTTCTTTTTAAAACTATTCTGATCTATTCCTGGAGGCTCCAAATTATCTTGATACCATTTATCTATATTTTTTTGGGCTTTATATAAACCAGCTGGAGGAATAACTAACTCTTCCGTGTCAAACGAATCAGTTACAAAATTACCAATTCTTACATCACTATCTCCACCTGCTAGTTTTTTAGCAAGTGGCTTTTCTAGCTCTTTAATTCTTTTTTCTATTTTAGATTTTAATCCGTTTTTATCTAACATATTATTGCGTTTTAGTTACTTGACTTAATTCTGCGCCATTTAGTAATACAATTGGCGGGGTTGTTGGCGTTCCTGGTGATGCGCTACCGTGAGTATGTGAATTAAACAAGGCTTGAAACGTGTTACCTTTAATTACTTGCTCAGCAGCAGCTTCTCCTAATTCTATATTAGGACTATTTACATATACCCTTGGGGCTTTTACTTCAACTTCATTTTCCGTAAAAAGATAAATTCTATTTTCAGCATCTAGTTGAATTAAAGGAGATTCTTCAGCACCTTCTCCTGTAGTTACTATGAACCCTTTTTCAGGACTATAATACGCCCTAAGATTTCTAGCAGCATCGTACACTAAAGATATACAGTTTTGGGGAGCTCCACTCTCTGATAAAATGTCTGACTTAAAATCAGAGTTTTGATTAACATGGTAAATATATTCAGGATGGTAAATATCTCCATTATCAAAATTAATAGCAACAATATCTCCTACTCTAGGAACTGCATGTGCTCCCGGTGTATTTCTATTTGAAGGTGTTGCCCAAGGAATAGAGCTTGTAGGAATATTATCAAATTTTCCAAATACTCTTACTCTACATCTACCATCTAGTAATGGGTCAGAATTGTCTACAACTTGGCCGATCCAATGACTATCCCTTAAATTATCTTCTTTATATAATTCTTTAGAATCCATATTATATTTATCTTATTTTTTAGGCCAATTCTTGAGAGCTTCTTCTATCTCAGCAGTATAGTTTAAATAAAATTGTAAATATTCAGGCTCACGGAGAATTTCAACTTCCCCATTAATAATTTTCAAACAAATTTCTGAAATTTTATCTTTAGTTTCCTGATTCATCTCCGTAAATATTTGTACGAGGTAATGGCTTTTCTCTTTGAACTCTAGCCGATTTAACATTATCTGGAGCAAGTGGCGTTTCAGGACTTGAAGGTGTTATCATATTTTCAGGTTCAAGTGGTTTTTCAGGACTTGAAGGCGTTATCATATTTGTAGATTTAAGTGGTTTTTCAGGACTTGAAGGCGTTATCATATTTTCAGGTTTAAGAGGTGTTTCAGGTTGAGATGCTGGGAACGTGTTATCTCCAATACTTGCGCCGATACTTTCACTTGATGATGAGTCATCAGATGGCATTAATTTAGAAGCTAGATTTCTAAGGCCGTTTAAACTACCAGCATTAAGAGCATCTTGTATGTTAGAAGCTGCATTTAAACCATATACATTTCCTAAAAGAAGTTTTGCTAAAGCGTCTCGTGTTAATCGCTCCGCTCCAGCTTCAAGTGATGTTAAAGCATCTTGAAGTAAGTTTTCTCCTATTCTTGTTTTTGTACCAAAACTGATAGGGGTTTCTGTGTCTTCAGTTTCTCCAAAACCTTCCATTTTTTCTGCAGTTAATTTTGTTTCTTCTTCAGCTTCTCCAAAACCTTCTATTTTTTCTGAAGTAAACGCTTCTTCTTCTGCATTATCACCGAAGCCTGGTACTTTTTCTACAGTGCTACCTGTTTTAGATACACTAGTTGTATCACCGTTAGATTGTTTCGGAGATTCTTCTTTTCCGCTTATTTTATCACCTTCGCTTACAGGCGTTGTTTCATTTTCAGTTTCACGTGGAACACGTCCGGAATCGGATCCTATGTCCTTTAATTTATTTTCTACTAAAGGACCTACAAACTCGTTCATAAATTGCTTGCTATAAGTCTGAATTACTTGATACTTAATTTGAATTTCATTTTCTGCTATTTTAGGTTCTGTAGTAGATAAGTCGCCAAATATTCCAGTACCTGAATCTGATCCAAATGAACATTTACCTAATTTTATAGCAAAGTGTGATTTATTTGCTTTAGCAAACTCTTGATTTATTGTAGTATATTCTCTATCTTCATTTTGAAAATCACTAGTTTGGTTTTTATTAGTATTTAATTTTCTACCGGCTATCGTTCTAGATTCTGAAACAATTACATATAGATTAAAATAAGTCATGTTATGTGGTAAAACTTCACACCACCTGTCCATATCATACGCTATATCTCTATACATTTCCATTAAACCGGCAATCATTAAGTCTAAAGTTTCTATGGTTTTTATTTTTATACCATCATCAGTACCTCTATAGTTGTTTTTTAAATTATCAAACTTATATACATTTTCAAAACCTTCAATTGCATAACAATACCATGGCATTTCAGTATTTAACTTCTTCATAAGCTTTGTAAATCTTACAAGCTTATCAGCTCTTTCCGGCTCGCCTAACACTTCTCTTAAAAATTCTTCAGCTACTCCGTTAAAAAGATTAGAATCACCCCAATCAAACATCAAAAAGAAACTAAGATATGTAGGATCTCCATATTTGTGGGCTCTATAACCCTTTTGCCATAAATTTCTTACTATTGGATCCATATTGTTTTTATTATTTAATACTATTTGGTAATACCGGCCACTCTCTTCTTAAAAGAGTTAATTTCTGCCTTAAAGAACGTTCACCGTTCTTGTATATATATTCTATTCCACCGATGATGTAATGTCCTGAAACAAAATCATCTAAAGCAATATCCTGTGCAGTGTCGCCTTCTCCTTTATCTTCAAAGTCAAATGCTTTATCTTCTGGCTTTGCTCCTTTTTCTTTTAAAACTTCTTCAACATCTTTAGCACCTTGAACTTTTTGCGGTTCAACGTTATACATTATAACTGGAAGTTTTTGATATCTATAAAGACCTGGGTTAAAAGAGGCTAATTCTACATTCAATTGTATTTTTTCTAACTCTCTTAAATTTTGAAAGTTATTAAGTACTGAATACTTGTGATTAGAATGTACATTACCGTTCAAATTATAATCCTGCTGTCTTCCAATGTATTTGTGTTTTATGTGACTTTCGTAATGGTCTTCATCTCTTCTACCTTTGAGAGGCTCTTCAGTATCTCTTAAATTAGTGCTTGTATAGGATTCAATATCAAATTCTATCAGCTTTTGTCCCTCGAGTTCATCGTACATCTGTAGGATTCTTTTATATCCATTCTGTAATGATATTCTACTAGAATCATTACTTAAAGACCATTGAGATATTTTATTACCAGTGCCTTCTGCCGATTGATTATTTGTTAAGTAAAGTTTAGAAACTATTTGATCGTTATCTTCTGCTGTTTTTTCTTGAGAAACAGAATTATTAAATGAAGTTATGAAATCTTGACCATCATCTCCTTTAACATTCTTAGAATTAAAAATCTTATTTACCTCTATAAAATTAAAATAATAGTATTGGTCTATATAAAAAGTCTGAAAGGCTTCTTCTTTTATATACGAAGTATTTACGACTCCTCTCATAAAATCAATAGTTCTTTCATAAGCCTGAATTCTTATCTGATTATCGTTCGCTGAATCTATATTTGTTGCTACTCCCAATCCTAAATTTGAAGAAACCTGTGAAATGTGATCTAAACTACTACCTTCATCGAATGACCTACATTCTTCTGTAAAAAGTTTAGGTATTTTTGCAACACCAGTAAAACTATAAGTCCTTTCACTGTGTGGTAAACCTTTTTTAGGAGAAGTTATAGACACTATATCAAAGTCCATGTGGATACTTTTAAATGTTTCCTCGTTTTTTGAACCAACATAGACTGTAATAGCATCTCCATCTCTTGGATATTGAGTCAGGTCAAATGCACCTTGAGAATCTTTCATTCTTACTGAAAGTTCAGGTAGTTCATCAGTTATTGAAAGTCTAAAAGACATAATATCTCCATCTTGAAAATCATATCCATTAATAGTTATTTTAGGAACATCTGTACCAAAAGCCTTTGTTTGTTTATCTCCTCCTTTGTCTTCATCTAATCTAGGAACTTCAAACTTGATAGGTCTAATAGATGGTTCAGATATTACTAGTATGTTATTATCTAATTCAGCCATTATCTTTTCTTATTACGTTTACTCTTTCTATCAGTTTCTTTTTTCTTAAGAATATCTTTTTTCTTAAGAATCTTTTTATTCTTAAGTTTTTCATCTAAACCTTTTTCAGTATTTTCAGTATCTTTATTCTTTTTCTTAAGTTTGTCTATGTCTAATGTGTTAGATATATCACCAGCTAGTGAAAACGTAGTTTGTTGACTTGTTTCTATAGTACCATCATATTTTACTGTGGTTTTAGTAGTTGTTGTCGCCTTTTTACCAGCATCAAATACTACTGATTTCCTAATAGATGTTTTACCTATCATGTTACCTTTATCGTCAAACATTTCTTCAACTTTTGGTTTACTTGTGGCACTTTCATTATCTGCTAGTTTAGCAGCTTTTGCTTCTTCAAATTTATCTAAAGGTATTCCTGCATTTTTTAGAATTTCTACTTCTTTTAAAGTTAATTCTTTCATATCCTTATCAAATATAGCAGGGTCTACTTTTTTAAAGTCTTTACTTTTAACGACATCTAGGTCTTTAGCAACTTTAATTTTATCTTTTTTGGCTTTTACAGGATCTGGTAACATAGCACCCATTCCAAACTCAGTTGCTTTTTCACCGTCTCTTTCTGTAAATTTAAAAGTTTTATATCCCGTTTTAAGAACATTTGGAGGTAATACTTCTTTAAGTTTATGTTTCTTCTTAAGAAATTCTATTCTTTTTTGGTCTTTAGGTGTCATTCTTTTACCAGCTACAAACTCCTGTCTAACTATATTATCTATAGCAACTTCAGGTCTTTGTAAAACTTTAAAATTATTACCAATAACTGGTATTTTTAGGATATCGCCCTTTTTTATAGAAAAAGGATCAGATATTCCGTTAAATTTTAAAAGATAGTCCATGTGTTCATCTGTATTGTAAAAGTCTAAACAAATTATGTCTATTCTTCCCTGTTCATCTTCAGTGACAGTATGTTCTTTAATTATTCCAATTTCTTCTTTATCTATAAAGAGCATTGTAGGTTGAGTAAGAATTAATCTACCAGCCTCTACTATTTTATTTAATATACTTTTAAGTTCCATTATCCGTTTCCAAAATTTGCAGCCTTTCTAGCTAAATTATTATTCTTATCACCGTATATTTTTCCATAAGCATCCACGTCATAACTTACTGATGGGTCTAATGCTCCTTCTTCAGCTATGTATAATCTACCTCTACCTGCGTTAAACATAGACTCAATATCTGCTTTATCTCTAGGTCTACCTGGTTTTAGTTTTATAGTTACGTCTAGTTTAGATGGAAAATCTTCGTAACCCAACGGCCCGTCAAATGAAAACTCAGTATCGGTACATATAAGATTCCCCATAACTGCGATTGGGTTAAGAGGATTTCCAATTGTAAGATGCCAATTTCCAGTAGGATCACCTGTTAAGAACGCCTTAGCTACTTCTCCACCTTGAGGTCCTCCTAATAAGTCCATCATAGCACCGCCTAAAACATTGTTTAGTATTTTACTATCTCCTCCTTTCATAATATCTTTAACACCTTTTGTAATAGTTGATGATAGATCACTAACAACGCTCTTCATAAAACCTTTAATATCTCCACCTTGTAGTTTTTTAAGGTCTCCAAACGGCTTACCAACTTTACCACCTCCGGTGTATCTTGTAGCTCCACCCCAAAACGGCGCTTGATTATATGTTAAGACTAAAAGATTAGCAAGTACATCTAAAAATGCCAGTTTTGGAGAAACTCCAGGAATACCCTTCAAATCATAGTGAAATTTTAAAGTAAATTCTTGACTGAAGGTTAAACCAGCCTCTCTTACTTGAACTTGTTTAATTATATTCAAAGGAGCTAATTCGTGGTTAGGGTATGTTTGCTTCATAGGATCCCAGCTGCCTCCCTGTTTCTGTCTTCTTCTGGTTTGGGTTGCGCTTTCTCCTGCGAGACCACCCTCTATTCTTTGCGCAATAGGACTAGAATCTATAAATGAACCTATTTTACCTCTATCTCTAGGTTGGCTATTAATAGTTTGTAATTCTGATGTAGCTTCTTTCCATTTAAAACCTACACTGAATTTAAGTATTTCTTTCATAGAATTACCAGGCTTTTCACCCATCCAAGTTACAGCCTGTGCGAGTGCAGCTTGACCAGTTCTAAATGGTTTACCTGATGCATTAAATTGAACAGGATTTATAATATTATCTTCAGCTGGAAACGCAAATCTTCTAAGAGTAAGAAGTTGATTATTTTGTATTTTACCATAATATCTAGTGTAAATAAAATCTCTAATTTGATATTTATAGCCAGGTGAATAGTGAATTGTCCCGGTATTCCAAACTATTTGCTGTGCAGTTGGGTTTCTAGATTTTCCATCCCTACCTCTAAATACTTGGGCTTTCCCATATTCTTCTTTTGTAATACCAGTCGTTGGTTTATGCTTAGTCAGTGGGGAACCTCTATATCTAAACAAACTCCATTTATTAACAATAGACCTAGGCGCTTCACCCTTTTCCCGGACAAATTTTGCTTTACCGTTGCTGTCCTTACCTGAATTATATTTTGCCGGTTTTGCAAAAGTATCATATCTTACTTCATATCCGTGGTCCGCTTCTTCCCTTAACTCACCAACATACGTTTCAATCCGGGCAGTTACCTCTGCTTTTCGCCTTGCTTTTCTCTCCTTTTTAGTTTCTTTTGGATTGCCTCTAGCGAGAGGGTCTCTCTCCTTTTTAAGCTCTTCTACGCCCGTTTTTCTATTCCTGTATACATACCCCTCTGCATCATGTGAAACATATATTAAATCATTCCAATTGGCCATAAACTATAAAAGATTTTTTTATTATATATCTAATAAATTTAGACGTGTTTGTCTAAATCTTCTACGTTGGGCTTTTCAGTTAAATTATCGAACCACTCTTTGTTATTTGGAGCCCTTTCTCCTAAGAATTTTTTAAGGGAATTAATGAAATCAAATCTAGTATGAAAATAGAGTTCTCCTCTGCTGTACTGGCTCCGGGTACTCATATCATATAATTCTTTAAGATTTTGTTCTATAAGGAATGTCTGTATATTATTAAAGAAGTCTATCTGGTCTTTTCTTGTTTTACAACAATATACACTATCTACAACGACTAGATACTTTTCCCAATTATCACCATTATATGTTTTTTCTACAAACTCATCTATGGTCTTAATGTTTTTTCTAACTAACTTATATCTAGTGTCTGCTCCTTCGAAATCTCTAATAGTTCTACCTTTGATTAAAAACCTTTTTACAAATGCAACGTCTTCGTACATTTTATCTATTTTAATCTGATATTGCGGATTGTATTCGTCGAACTTAATGTCATAAATAACCCCTCTAACCGCAAATAAAATATTGGGATGTGTTGTAGTAGAGATTAAAGCATGTATTGAATCTCCTTTAGAAAAGAGTTTATGCCTGATCATTATCTAAAAACTTAACGTTATCAAACTTACTTAATACAGAAGGGTCTAAATTATCTTCTCTACTAATAACTACCAAATCAAATTCTAAGCCACCTGAGATATCAGATAGAAAGTTTTTAAAATTTAATACATTATCTTTATCTAGATTTTTTAAGAGATACGTGATAGACGCAGTGTCTTCCTCTTGATAGGTTTCTGATCGTTTGTTTTTTTCAATTAAGTTTCTTATCATCTTCTGTATCTGTAAAGAAATTAATGTATCAGAAGGAACATGTCCGAATGGGTCACTTTTAGATAACCTATCACAAACTTCGTTGTAAGAAATTATTTGGGTTTTTGTTTTGTCAAAATCTTCTTGCTTTCTTATTTCTTTAGCAAGTTTATTGAACTGTGTTTTATTTTTGCACCAGATGCAATCAACTTTTAACTTCATATTTGGTAAGTTGTTTTTTATACCTATCAAGAAGTCTTTCAGCACTAGTAATTCTAGCCTTCAATTCTGCTGCTGTTAATTCTTCTAATTTTTTAGGTTTTGGAGTAACTTTAACTTCTAATTTTTTAGGGTCTAAATCAC